TTCAATAGTACTGTAGCCACACACCGTGGATCTATAAGTGACTTAAAATTTACTGAACAAGACTCAGTTGTCTTTCTGAAACATCTTCTTGGTCTAAGAGTGTATGAACGGAGAGACAGCTTTGAGCATTTTTGAATCAGGGTACTGACTTCGTAACTTACGGTTATCGAACGCAGGAAGTAGGTTTAAATTTTGAGCCTGAACTGCCAGACCTAAGTTACCGTCTCATATGCATCGATTTAAGAGAAAACGTAAGGAAAATTATGCGAGTATCTTTAGGATGTCATTTGATAGGAGCCGCTAATCCGGTACCCGACACAAATCACTCATTGTCTATAGCTCAAGGAACGATTAAAAGAGTAGCCGCACGTATGCCACCGATTAATAGAGCCAGACTTAGACGTTTGAAGAGATTTGTTCAAAGATTTATGTCAGCTAATTTTGAATGCTTTCCATCAGATGAACAATTTGATTTTGAGGAATGGATTCAAGATACCAACTATGAAGCATATAGAAAAGATGAATTAAGAGAAGTACATGACCAAATTATGGTAAAAGATTCAACATCAAATGAATTTGTTAATTACAAGAAAGTTAAAATGTTTATTAAAGATGAAAACTACCCAGAATATAAATTTCCAAGATTAATATGCTCTCGAACTGATGAGTATAAAACTTTAGTTGGACCTTTCTTTAAAAAGTTGGGTCAAAAAATCTTTAGTAGCCCATGGTTCATTAAGAAAATATCAATGAAAGATAGACCAGATAAAATTTATGAGAAATTAATGAACTTTGAAAAAGTATTTTGTACAGATTTTAGTAAATTCGAAGCAACATTTGTTAGAGAACTGATGGCTATAGAGTATCAGGTGTATTCTTACTTCTTAAAAGGTCACCCTTTAAAAGATCAGATATTAAATTTAATAAGAAGAGGAATGCAAGGAAGAAATAGAATAGAGAACAAATTTTTCACTTTTGATCTTTTTTGTAAAAGAATGTCAGGAGAGATGAATACTTCCGAAGCAAATGGACTGATGAATATGCTAATAACATTTTTCCTTCTAGAGGAAAACGGAAATAGAGAATATGATGCCTTCTTCGAAGGAGATGACGGAATAGTAGGAATTAACGGAACAATACCAGCAGAC